GGTGTTGAATAATGCGGATCAACGGTTCAGCCCTGAAGCATCGGGCGGTGCTTATTATGGCAATTTATCAGCAGGAAATTTAATAAGACTAAAGTCGACTGATCCTGCAGACAGCACAGTGCGCACAATGTTCATCGGATGGATCGACAGCATTTCACCCACTGCAGGAATTAGCCCCGATACCGCCACCATAACATCACAGGCCTGGAACAGTAGGGCGGCACTTAGTGAGGTATCAATACCAGTACAAGAAAGCGTGACGTATGATGCGGTATTAGACAAAATTCTTGAGACTGCTAGGGTCTATCCTCCTGGCACGTCTTTATGGAGTCTGGGGGTAGTCGGTCAAAGTGAATTGGGGCAGACAACTGAATTGGGTGCGACCAGTACGTTTGCGAACTTTGAGTCTGGTATTAGTACCTTTTTATTTGCTGGCGATGAGTGGTCAGATTCGACAACAATTTATGGTGCTTGTCAAGATACAGTGGGGCGTGAATATGGGCGCATGTGGCAAGCCAGAGATGGTGTACTAAATGCAGTAAACCGACATAAACTGATCACCGACAAGACTGTTGATTTCACTTTCACCAATACAATGTCTAATATGGAATACAGCTATGGTAGCTCAGAGGATATGGCAAACGTTGTAGCGGTAAAAGCTAAGACCAGGAGAGAAACGGCTGGGCAGGTTGTGGCAGGCTTGCAAAACGCTGTGGCTATTTCTGGCGGTGGTGGTACTACTGATATAACTTATATCATTGAGTCGCAGGACAGTGGTGTTTCGTTGGCGGTCAAGTCGCCCATAACGCCAGTTGGTGGCACAGACTTTGACATCAACATTGCCAGTGATGGCACAGGAACAGATATAACAGGTGATTGCACAGGGGCGATAATTGCAGACCAAAGTTTTGCAACCAGAGTTGGTGTTAGGTACACCAATAACAATGCCAGTGATGGCTATATATTAGCTGGTGCGCAACTGCGTGGAACTAAGTTAGATCAGTTTGCAGTAGTGGAACAAGAAACCCAAGACGACACCAGTATTGCGACCTATGGAAAGCGACAATTGACGTGGAATTATTCAATGGACTCAACCACCACTGCTGATAGCGTGGCTGACTTTATTTTGCGAGAGCGTAAAGACCCCAGAGGCAGGGTCAAGACCATATCATTCAAACCGCAAACATCAGCAGCTTTATTGACTGCAGCATTGTCGCATTCAATATTGTCAAGAATAGCAATTACTGAGACCCAGACTGGTCTGTCCACAGCACCCTATTTTCTTATCACTGAAACGCATGCCATAGAAGCCAATGACTATTCGGTTATGTGGACACTTGAACCAGCCAGTGCGACTGATTATTGGGTGCTTGGTACGAACACACTGGGCAACACGACAACATTAGGCCCACTTTAGGAGGATATATGCGCATACAACCAGCAGAACAACAGGTGGCAGTCTTGAACGGTGGCGGCTTTAGGACTTGGCTATCTGGTATTGTAAAAGCCCGACATGGTTTTGACATAGACTGGGACAATATAGCACAGGATGCCAGACCAATACATGCCAGAATTAGTCGTGGCGACTGGGTTTGTAGTTGTGATCTGTTAGCAGGAACAGAATTTGCGTGTGGTGGTAGTGTGGTGGTTTCATACAATGACCCCTATATGATCTGTGATGAATGCGTAAATAGCGAATGGGAACATGCGGTGCGTTTGGTTACGTTCCCACCAGAAAAAGACAGGCTGATCATTGAGGAATTATTAGTTAGCAGACCGCACCCAGCGTTACGAAATTATAATAAAGACGACACTGTGGCTACGATCAAAGAAGCCAACAGTACAAAATATTGGTTAAATAAATAGGAGGTAACTTATGGCATACACATCGGGAGTCGATTATTCGACAGGGCAGCTAATTTCAGCTTCCATCTGGAATTCGTATCTTGGAAGTGGTGGAAGTGTAGACTTGACTTCCACAGGAATTGTGACAACGGCAGCTGATCTTACATACGCTACAGGGAGTAAGGTTTTAGCACGTTTACCAGCGGGTTCTGCTCGGCAAACACTTTCTATGAACAGTGGTGCAACCGCACCAGAATGGGCAGCTAGTTCTAGGAGTATTTTGACAACTGCTGGCGATGTACTCTATGCCAGTTCAAATTTCACTCCTGCGAGATTAGCTAAAGGCACAAGTCGGCAAACACTTTCTATGAACAGTGCAGCGACTTCCCCAGAATGGACTGATTCTCCAGCTAGTTTGTTGACGGCAAAAGCAGATGTATTGTCAGCTAGTGCAGCGAACACTCCAGCCCGACTAGGAGTGGGTGCAAATGATACGGTGCTGACTGCGGATAGCGGAGAGAGTACAGGACTGAAATGGGCTGCTGTTTCTGGCGGTCTTACAGCCGCCAGCCAATGGCGATTGACTACAGACTTTACTGGCGATGCTGCACCAATAGATGCCAACCTAGAGGAAGTAGATGCACCAGTAGGATTTGGAATATTAGGCAGCAGCATGACCGAAAGTAGTGGAGTGTTCACATTTCCATCGACTGGTTATTGGCTTGTTAGATTTGACGCACTATATTATTACACAAGTGAGTCCTATTATACTGATTCACAAATATATGTAACAACAAATGACAGCGACTATAACATAGCCACTTACGGTAGAAGCGGTACTGGTGGCTCAGATTATGGAAATCCATCCTCCGAGTTTGTAGTGGACGTGACCAGCACTTCTAATGTCAAAGTTCGGTTTCATGTCAAGACTCAGGATGATACTGCAACCTGTAAAGGCGACACAGGCTATAACTATACTTACATGACATTTATTAGATTAGGAGACACATAATGGATATAGCAGGCAGACCAGACCATATTGAGGATGTATTAGTAAAGCTCCACAAAGGGCAATGGTTCGGATGGAAAAGCGGAAACAAAGAACACAAAGACTTGATCATTCACGATAACACAAAAAGCAAGCCAACCAAAGCCAGCTTGGAAAATAAACTTGTACAAGCACAGTCGGATTGGGACTGGGGCAAGGTGCGCCAAACACGTGATGATTTATTGCGGGATAGCGACAGAATTATGTTGCCAGATTATCCTATCCAGGACCCTGCTTTAGAAGCATGGGAAGTATACAGACAGGCACTCAGAGATATACCACAGGATTATGATGATCCTGATGATGTGGAGTACCCAGAGGAGCCAGCCTGATGAGAACTAGAAGCCAATATAAATCTCAAAAGCGTGAGGACAAAAAACGCAATAAACGTGGAATGCGTGTTGGTTCAAAGTCGGTATTTACTATATTGAAAACAATAAAAAACAGAATTAAAAGTTGATCTATAGCAAGAATGGCTGACATAGAAGTAACGCAGCAGACGTTAGACTTTATAGCAGGCTGGGAGGGCTTTTGTGCCGTACCGTACTGGGACGTTCATCAATGGACATATGGATATGGTACTAAAGCACCAAATGAACATGAAACGATTACACAAGAACAAGCCCTTGACTTTATGGGAATTGACCTTGCAAAAAGGGCAAAAAAACTTGCAAAGCAGATCAGCTTTGTACCAACGCCCAACCAGGCAACTGCGTTACTTTCGGCAGCTTTCAATCTGGGTTCAGTTCCTGCTATGGTTGTGGAATATTGTAACGCTGGCGACTATAGTGAAGCGGCTCTGGAGCTTAGGAAATATTGTCATGCAGGCGGTGAAAAGTTACCAGCGTTACAGCGCAGACGCCAGGCAGAAGCTAGACTCTTGGAAATGGATACGATGACCAGGGGCGAGCCAAGAGTGCAGTATAGTCGGGTCTATCATTTACTAGATCAAAACGCATCCATTGATCAGTTTGTAGCAGTGGCAAGGGAAGCGTGGGAGGATCGCAGCACCGTTGGCTTTTCGTATGATGATGCAGGTGTTGGCGACTTAGGATCAAAAACCGTTGTGTTACATGGCACACATCCTGACAATATTGTAGATTGGTTTGCACAGCACTATCCCAACGCAAAGGTAGTACAAGACCAAGTAACGCCTAAAACGCCACCACAGCCGTCTGTGTCGCAAACAAAGGCATTGTGGGGTCTGCATGGGTCGGCAGATGGTAGCTGGGGAAACCCAATTCTAACTGAAACGCAAGACATGGTGAAAACCGCCAAGATACAGGCGGTGAAACTGTTGTCAAATGAAAGCAGCGAAAGCGTGCCGATCCTGCACAACATAAACCCCGATATATTCATATTAATTAGGTTGTTCGCCAAAGTGGATGATGAGCATAATAGCGCATCAGATTTCATTCATACAGTTGGGGCGCAAGCACGCAGTTTTTATGACAAAGGCGTGCGGTATTTTGAGGTTCATAATGAACCAAATTTATATATTGAAGGTTTCGGGTCTGCGTGGGATGACGGTCAAAAGTTTGCAACGTTTTTTAACAGCATAATTAGATCACTAGAGGAGGATATGCCAGAAGCTAAATGGGGCTATCCTGGACTATCGCCTGGCCATAGTATTGAGGGCGTACGTTATGACCCTATGCGGTTCTGGAATGAGAGTTGGCAGGCCAGAGATCAAGCCGACTATATCTGCGCCCATAGTTACTTTACGTCCGATACTGACATGGACAGTTTAGACGGTGGGCAGTGGTATAAAAGATATGACACGCAGGGCAAGTTGTTGATGTTGACTGAGTTTTCAAACCCCAGCAAAGACGTACCAAAAGCCATAAAAGGTGTGCAATATAATAACTATGTGGAAAAGCTAGAAGGCGTTCATAGTGCCTACTGCTTTCTTTCTACAGCCAGTGGCGGCTTTGAATATGAGACTTGGTCTGGCAGCCCTATTGCAACCATAGTGGGGAAGCGCAATGACAACTAAGCCACAAATAATGAGCTGTCCGCACAAGCAAGTATTAGATAGGATTAGAGAACATATTGGCGTCCTTAACCATTCGAGCGAGCGCATGAGTGATGCGCTAGATGGTGTTAATGATGATCTAAACAAGTTGGCGCAAAGGGTGAGTTCAATAGAAGCGCACCTGGGCTGGCTGATGCGGTTGGTTTGGGTGGTATTGGGTGGCATTATAATGATTGTGTTTAAGGTGTTTGAAGGCTAAATTCTAATACAATAAAATTGTTATATGATACCAAAAATTGAAAGGGGTAAAAGTCCTGGCGCATACTTTACGAGGCTCAAGTACAAAAGAGGCTGGGAACAATACTTTCTTATAATATCTGATATTCACTACGATGCAGTCGGTTGTGATCGCAAATTAATAAAAAAACATTTAGACCAAGCGGTGGAACGTGACGCAGGCATCCTGCTCGTAGGTGACACATGCGATTTGATGCAAGGGAAAAAAGATAGAAGGGCTGCCAAGCACGCTTTGCGCCCAGAGTATATGTTTGACGACTACTTGGGAGCGGTTATGGAGGACACAGCTAAGTTCCTCGCGCCCTATGCAAAAAACATAATGTTCATTAGTCAGGGCAACCACGAACTAGGCTACAAGAAGCACCACGAAATTGACCCACTCAGCATATTAGCAACGCATATAAAAGCAGACACTGGCATTCGTCCCATCATTGCACCGTACACAGGCTGGATGCAATTCAAGTGTGAGGCCCACACTGGTGGGAGCAGAAAGACAGTCCGCTTAAAATATATGCACGGTTCTGGTTCGGGTGGGGCTGTTGTTACCAAAGGCGCAATTAATTCAAACAGATCGGTAGCAATGTGGGAAGCAGACGTTTATGTAAGAGGTCACATTCATCAACGTTTCAGTATGCAAATGCCCTATGAACGCATCTCAGCTAACGGAACTATAGTGGAGGATCAAAACAGAATTTATTTGCAAACAGGGTGTTATGTAACTGACTATAAAGATGGCGACAGTTGGTCACAGCAACGTGGCATGGGAAGTCCAGCAATGGGGGGTTATTGGCTCAGACTATATTCTGAAGGCACATCAGACCCCAACAACCTTGTCAAATGGATTGCATACCCCACTGACTAATGAACCGTACTGATCTAAAACGCAAGCTGTTAGATGAACGCAACCTGTGCGATTTCTGCGAAGCAGAATTAGGGTTTGCTGTCGACATGCACGAATGGTTAATTAAAAGGAGCGCAGTTCCTAAAAGCAAAAAAACCAAACTATGGGATGAGCGCAACTGCAGCTTATTGCATACATCTTGTCATGCCAAGTTTGGGCAGACGACCCGAATGAAGGAAAAACTTGCACCCATATTTGTTGAGCGTTATGGCAAACCAGCCATGCTTGAATTTGTGACAGGGTTGCATTTGAGGGCAGCGGAGGAATATATAAACGTGATCAAAAAGTGCCATGTATATTATCACTAATGTAACGTGATATAATTGCACTGTAGTTGTTCTTCTCATTCTCCTGATATGCCACCTGTTATTGTGGGTGGCATATCACTTTAAATACAAAAAGCACCTAATCTCCACTTGTTAGATACTTTTTGTATTTATTATGTATGTTAGCTTTTATATAGTTTGTTGAAGTCTACAATCATTCCACATGATTTGTTTATATCGCTTTGAATTGCTTCTGGTGTTGATTGCTCAAGGTTTGCAGTTTCAAAGTAGCTCTTGGATGCTTTTGAGGATACAAACTTAATGAATACACTGCCCTGTTTTAGACCAACTTTTCCTTCGTACCACCAGTCACCGTCAGTTGCTATATATTTACTGGTATCTTTTTTAGTATTATTTAGATAATATTGCGTAGTCATTTCATGTTCTCCTGTTCTCAGTATAAGTATTATAACAGAATATAACAGTATTGCAAGAGCCAACCCCAGCCATTTATGGCGTATGTACTATCTCAACTTTTACAACATAACTGCCTGAAGGAGACCACTTATCTTTCACAATATCGCCTTGATGTACATACGGCATATTTGGTGTCAATAGGTCAAGCCTTATTGAATCTGGAAGCACGCTTATAAGCGTACCACGATCCACACAAGTCCAATATCCGTCCGGACTGCTAGATGGAAAATGTGATATTGCAAACTTAGTTCCTAGTGAATACGTCTTAGGACATGCCAGCCCCCAATTTTCGTAAAAGCTCCAATGCGCCCAGCTCCCTGCTCCGTCAGAGAGCCATGATGTACATTCACCATTCAAAACGTTGTCTGGGTGGCAATTAACCCCAAGTAGGCGAGGGTTGTAATGGCTAATTCTCGCCATTAGTTGCGGTGCTAATGTTGGTTCAGGTGTTGGCACTGTTGTGGGTTCTGGTAGCGTGGTTGACACTGTGGGGTTTGGTAGCGTGGGCGGTATATCCTGTCGGGTGATCTTAGCCCCTGGCAGTATTGTTATAACTTGCTGCTGATCCAGTGAAAGTACCTGCATTTCAGTCTCAACTTTTTCTTGGGGGTTGAATGTTTTATTCCAAACCCATGCGGCAGTTAATGTGACTGCTACAGGTAATACCACTATTGCTATATATCTTAAACAAATATGCACCAGGTTATCTTTATTCATTTTCATTCTCTCATCTCCTTTTTTTTGCGGTCATAATAGTATTATTTGTTTCGTTCGCTGTGCTTTGCCCTGCGTTTTGCTTCTGCGTTTGATGTCCAAAAATATTCTTGTTGCTGTGTTCTGTGGTTGCGCCTGGTGGTGCTTTCACAATAACTGTTTTTGCGCCACTTTAGTTCACGTTCTATTAGTGGCATTTTGTGTTGCATCGTTTGCTGCTCCTCTGGTGTTGCCGATCTAAAACAACATTTCTTTTGCCCCGACTTTAACTGACGTTTGTCAATTACTACCATTGAACCACACAGGTATTTGACAAACATGTCGCCATAATTGAACCCCCTGCTAACGCCCCTGCTGCTACTAAGAATTTCTGCCCTTCTGAATATAGCAGCAGGTTTGAAAAAGTCATTTTTGGATGGGTTTATTTTGCCAACATACGCATACAAGCTAGAGGCGTGTTGGTTATAAACTTTGTGCGGTTTGGCTTCTTTTGCTCTGGTGGCTTTCACTGGTTAGTCCATAACATATTTATGGCGTTGTGTGGTTGTTGTTTTAGCACTGTTTCAATTATATTTAAGGCTGATCCGTCCTGCACCTGTTTTGCGCTGAACTGCAGATACATCCAGCCGCCCAACGCTGCCAAATTGGACTTAGTCATGTCTCTTAACACGCCCTTAGTGGTTCGGTGCCCAGATCGTGGCATATACAGACCGCCATGAATTTCAACCAGCACTTTATGTTTGGGAAATGCAAAGTCAGCCCTAAACCTGCGTTCTGGATAGAACCGATATTCACGTTCTGGTTCTGGTAGTTCGGCTGCCCTGATCTGGAACGCCAGCAGCTCCTCAAGTTCTGACTTCATTGTTTACCGCCACAGGTAGCTTTTCTAATATTAATAATTTTCTTGTTTTAGTTATACCGCATTGTTGCCAGCCAGCCACCTTGAAACAATAACCAGCGTTAGAGGACTGTATTTTATTAACATTCACATATGTATACATGCGCTGTCCTCTCCAGCGTTCTTGTGCAAAATATTCAGCGTCTAAAATTAGCCTGCTAGACAGATGTTTCCCTTCGTTGCGAAATACCGCACAATTAATACCTTCTTGGTTGTTCATGCTTTTGAATTTGCGCCATACGAATAATGCCGATTGGTCAGAAGTCATTAGCACCATACGCTCACCTGGGCCTACAAATCTATTAGGTTTGCGACCATCCTGATAAACATATCGGGAGTAATGCCGTTTGTACATCGCTAACGCACTTGGGTTTCCGTCTTTGATGGCATACCATAAATTACCTTCAAACATTATTTACCGCCATTATCATCTCCTTGAACATTGGCAACTCCTGCAGCGATGCTTCAGTCGTTATGCGTTCAGATCGTAGCAACGCCTGCCCATGTAAATACTCATACGATATGTCCACTCCTACGAAGTCACGCTGGTACGGCAACTCCCTGCACACTTGCCCCACTGTTCCTGAACCAGCGAATACATCTAAGACCACACAGGGTCTGGTATCTGCATCGCACTGACAGGATGGGCGATAGCCCAGCGTTTTGGCAGGATTAGCATCAAGCCATTCTTGGGGTTTTGCGCCACTGATTTTCTTGTTGCCAGTTGGTACGTGTCTCCCATGCGCTCTGGTATCCTTATATGGGGCAACGGGTTTTTCTAACTTCCTACTCCATGCCATTCCGCACTCTGAACAGGCGTGACGGCTCGTGCTAGACAGAACGCATCTACGTGCCAATTCTGGGGGAAAC